TTTTTATTTTCATATTATCGTACTCCAGAAAAATAAAAAAAGAAAAAAGAGATTTTACGATTAATCAAAAGAAATCGTAAAATACGACTGCTCTTTATTTCCGTGTATGTGAATATCTTCGATACCGAGATTGGATATGTCTCTCTGGATGGTGTACTGTTTATTCTTAACAGACATATATCCGTTCTCTTGGAGAATATCACATAATTCTTGTGCTGAAAAAATCAAATCTCTTACCGTCTCTTTATTCTTACGGAGTACTTCCAGTACTTCAGATTTGAGACTTCGAGAAGATTTTTTCTTAAAAGAGATATTCTCTTTTCTCTTTTCTTTCTCGTTCCGAGATACAATCATTTTAATGTTTTCCAAGTATCTCGATGTTATGTCTTCTGCTTTCGTGTCTTTTATTTCTTTTGACATATTTTCGACCTCCATATTATTTCTATGAGAGAAAACATTTATTGTACCACAATAAACATATTTCTCTATTCATTAAATAATAAAGAGATATTCGCACAATCAAATCTTATTTATTTTTTATGCTTTATAGATATGTATATGTTTGGAACAAATAATAAATAATCGGTATCATCGGTACCTTTCCAGATGTCGTACCACGTATTACATTATCTGTTTTATTCCATACTCCGATTATTACTACCGTTCTCCAATTTCTATACACAATATCTATAATGCATCATATATTATATATACTTGCGTAGTAGAAATATGGAGAAAGTGTATGCAAATAGAAAGAATTGAATAGAAAATCTTTATGAATGCAAGAAAAAAACATTTATTCTTTATACGAAATAATACATGGTAATTGGAACCATTACAATATTGTAATCATTCCAATCTTGTAATCATTACAAACAGGGGTGCCAATCTGTCACACTGTATCATGCTACTCCTTCCATGCACACAATAGCATGCTAATGGATCCCATGCTAATGATTGCAATGCACAGTATGCCATGGTAATGTTTGACATGGTACTACGTCACATGCTAGCACGTGTCATGGAAAAAGGGATGGGGTAGTGGTAAAAAATTAACTGTATAATTAAAAGTTGCAGCCTTTTATTATGAGTACACAGTACAGTGGTACACCGTATAGAAGTTTACATCAATGTGTATCACAGTATAGAAGTACACAGTACAGCGTGGATGGAATTTTATCATCCGTGTCATATAGAAAACGATAGTTTTTCTCCTGATTGCCCCACTTTTTTTTTGGATGGATTTTTACGTTTTTCTCCTGATTGCCCCACTTTTCCGATTTTGGTATAAAAAAAGAGGGGCACAGATTTCTCGGAGAGAAACATGCGATTGCCCCACTTTACATGAATTTCCCATATTCCCTTTATATTTCCTAAAACATTTTCCTGTTGCTAGGCTGGTATTTTGATGAAAGTGGGGCAAAATGTGGGGCAATATGGAGAGAATCGTGTGCCCCATTTTTCCATCTCATTTTCCGAAAGTGGGGCAATATGGAGAGAACGTGTTTTTGGAAAGTGGGGCAATATGGAGAGAAGTGATAAATCGTTGTATCCAGTATCGACAATCCGCTATGTATAATTTATTTCCAGACCGTAAGATTTATATACTCTGATACACATTACCATGCTAACCATTGTGTGGTGAATGGAGATGTCGAACAAGCGTGGTCGAGGCAATCCTGAGGAGACTGTCGCCAGACGGGCTCTTATCAAGGAGTGGGTGATGAAAGAGGGTCTCACTAATCGTGAGGAGATGAAGCGGAGACTCTTCGAGAAGGGGTACGATGTCACTCGTGCCACCATCTATAATGATTTCAAGTGCATCGCCGCTGTCTCCCAGGAGGAACTCAAGGAGTTCGAGTTGGATGTCATGGGTCAGTTCAAGAAGATGATTCAGCAGTTGGACACCATGATTTCCTGCGAGATGGATGTCTCGAAGAAGGCTCAGTTGATACGGACTCTTTCCCAGGTGATGAAGGACCGTCACGCTGTCGCCGCTAACATCGCTCTCCATGGCACACCTGGTGACAAGGAGAAGCATGAAAAACGGAACACAGAAGAGGTCAACATCGTCTTTGGTTAAGTCTCTTGAGGTCGTCATTCAGGATTCCATCCGTCTGAAGGCTCACGAACATGCTCTGTTCGTCGGTAGCATCTTCATGTATGGATATGAAGAAGGGTTCGTTCACGGGTATAAGCATGGCAAAGAGTAGTCCCTATAAAGATTTCCCTCATATGACCTGTGTGCATATCATCGAGGGGATCCCTTTCAATGTGTATGAAATGAAGATAGACTGGCAAGAGGTGTATCTCGAATGGGTGAAGATAATCCGTTCCGAGCATCTGGAGTGATACGATGTTCTGTCCTGAATGCGGTGAGAAGTTACAGTGGCACATCTCGAAGAAACATGCAGGATGTTGGAGATGTCCCGGTTGCAAACGTCATTATCCTGCGAAGGTGATTCATAAGGATTTCTTTAAGAAGAAGGTGGTGGGAAATGAACAAACTAAGGGAGATGGTATCGACAACGTGGCTCCTCGATAAACTCGGACAGATGGATATCCGTCTTATCTGGAGTGAGGTCGATATCATAGAGAGAATCGTAAGAGAGGAATACAATTGGTTGGAAACAAGAAAGACAGGACAATGAGGCAGCGGTTCCACTTCTGGTTGTGCGATGTCCTAAATCTGGTGTCACAGGACTATTTCATCGAGTTCTGCGAGACCATGGACAAGTATCTGTATCAGCAGGACATGTTCAACCGTGTCGTTGGAAACAAGTTGAGATTGCAGAAACCAGGGACTGAAATCAAGCCTGACACGAAAGAGGCTGAGGAAAGAGGGATGTTCGGATGAGTGGGACACATTTCACTCTGAGGGAACTCTTGGAGTACACACTCTGCAACAATCCATCCATCGATGAGGAGATGCACATCATGGAAGGTGATACGGTGAAACTGACTATCAACTATTCTTTCTACGGAAGGAAGATTGAGCGCATCCTATATGACAAGGTGTTGTGATGAAGATAATAAAAAAACCCCCAAAAGAAGGCAAGTCAGATGGAGAACTTCTCCTCTACGGTCTGAACAAAGAGGAATACGAGGCTTCAGTGGAAGAAATCGATATGATAGTCGAACTTCGGGAGAGACTCGGAAAGGCGATAGAAGACGAAAAGACGGTAAAAAAAAAATCGAAAGGTGGTGGAGAGGTGAAATAGAATGAGGACATGTATCTTTGATATGGAGACAAAGGGGTTCGATGCAGACTTCGATAGGATGCTCTGCGCTGTGGTAAAGGAGTACGGAACGAGGCGTGACCCTGTCGTAATACGCCCAAACGACCACATGAATGACGATGATGCTATCGTAAAGTTGCGTGATAAGATAGAGAGTTTTGATATCCTTGTCACGTTCTATGGGAAGGGTTTTGACATCCCATGGCTGAACAGTCGTCTTCTCCTTATTGGAGAGAGGAGACTGAAGAAGATGTTCCACATCGACCTGTATTATGTGTTCCGTAACAAGGCGAAGCGTGCAGTACGTAGAAAGAGTCTTGCACATGTGGGTGATATCTTGAATCTTGATGAACAGAAGATGCATATCTCCAATGCGGTGTGGCGTGCAGCCCACGATGGCGATGAAGCGGCTATCCAGAAGATTATCACTCGGTGTCTTTCTGATGTCGAGATGACGGAGATGGTCTACAATAAACTGAAGGACTGCGGGTGGATTGATACACTACAGAAGGATTAGAATGAGACCACCTGTGAAATTCCAATGGCGTGGGATCCACCACGGATATGTCGGTATCTGGTTCATCGCATTCGGTGGGTTCTTTTCATGGTTGAACATAGGCAACAATATAGACGGAGCCTATGCAGTTTTCTTCGCTGTCGCTCTCCTTGGGATTTGCATGGTCATAGATGATTTGATTGAACATCTTGTCACGGCTGATACTCCGATGAGGATTTTCTATGAAAAAGTCCTTCTACCCATTCTGTCGTAGATGTCGTTGCTCCTTAGGATATACAGGAAGGGGGCGACCTCCGAAATACTGTAAAGCATGTGCGAAGTTTATGAACAATCTGAAGTGCATGTTGCGTAACAGGAGGAAACGCTCCCTCGGTTCTTCTCGTCTTTCAGAGCATCGCAATCCAGACTTCGAGATTGAGATGGCTCTTGTGCGTGATGAACGCAACAGATTGGGAATCTAATTCCCTATTTTTTCATACATATATATAGTGAGAGAGTTAAAATCATTGTAGGGTGCGCCGATTGCTATTGGCGGGGTGAAGCGGGCTACTTACTTCACATTAGGTTAATGAACATTAATATTCCTTGTCCGAGAAAATTTCTTCCTCTTCAACAGGAAGTGTTGAATGCAACAAAGCATAAGAAGTACATCCTCTATTCAGGAGCATTTGGAGCCGGAAAAACGCTTCTTATATCTCATGTCGTTATTAGAGAGTGTATTACCAACCCGAGAAGCCTGTGGTTCGTTGGCTCTCAAACTGTACCAATGTTGCGGGACACGGTTGTGCGAACATTCTTAGAGGAGATGGACTTGTACCAGATGGAGATGAATAAAACACGTATGTCACTTCCGAAGGAAGACCAGGCATATCTCGATTTCCGTCTGACGAAGGCATGGAAACCAAGCATCATGGAGTTCCAGTTCTTTAACGATTCTGCTGTTTTATTTCGGAGTTGTGATGAACCCTCGAAGTTCAAATCTCTCAACCTTGACGGATTCGCTATTGACGAACCGGTGGACATAGACGAACAGGTGTTCCTCATGTTACAAGGTCGACTTCGAGGGAATCACACAAAAAATAGGCTCGGTGTCATGGCTGGCAATCCTGCTGGTAAGATGAACTGGGTTTATCAGACTTTCTTCGAGAAGAAGCGGAAGGAGTATTATGTTGTCCATACGACAACATACGACAACTCATATCTTCCTGCTGACTACATCGCTTCTTGTGAGGCGAACTATGATGACGATTATGCACGAAGATATCTGCGTGGTGAATGGGGTTCATTTGAAGGTCAGATTTACAAGGACTTCCATATCGACAAGCATGTAGGTGATTTCCATGGTAAACGATACAACTACTATATCGCAGGATATGATGACGGATATAGGAATCCGTGTTGTTTCCTCACCATCGGTATCGATAGTGACAGGAACATGTATGTCGTAGACGAGATATATGAGAGTGGAAGGACATCCACTGAGATAGTTGAGGATGTTCACGAGTTGGACAAGAAGTATAACT